GAGCAAAATGACATCCTGACTGAACTGCTTGAGGATTATGATGCTGACGCAATCAAGGCATTCATTGAACTCTACGGCGAAGAAGAATTGGAGAACTTTGAAGACTCCTACCAAGGCGAAATGACTGGCGCAGAGTTTGCAGAACAGTTGACCACTGATTGCTACTGCCTGGACATTCCTTCCTTCGTTTGTGTTGATTGGGAAGCAACCTGGCAGCAACTCTGCTACGACTATGATGAGCAGGACGGTTACATTTTCTGCCGCAACTGGTAAGTGACATTTAGGGTGTGCCGCCTGGAGAGGTGGACACCCTTCGTGGGTTTCGTGCCCTCCGCCCCTTATACTAAACACAGTTCAGAAGCAAACCCGATGACCACCTCCACCCAGAACCTGCTCACCATTGCCGAGGCACTGAACGCAGCAGGCAAGGAAGTGAAAATCCGCCGCCTTCCCACCGCACACGGAACCAAGGCAAACCGCTACGCTGACCGCATCCGTGGGGGTTCCTCCCGCGTTCGCACTGGCGCAGGTTCCCGCTCCGTGCATCAGAGCACCAAGGCGACCGCCCTGGGTGATGTGCGCTGAGGCAGTGCTGGGTTCGTGATCGGCAGTGCCCCCCTACGGGGGGGCGTTGCGCGGTGGCGCGTGTGGCTAAAAACACTAGGTACCATTAAGCTATAAAGTCTTGCTTTGGCGAGGTCTTTATATAACTCTGCACTTTTCTATATAAAACAAAAATGGAAATAGGTATAACTTCTATGCAAAAAAATCCCGGAGAAAATTTGAGCACCGTAGAGGTCGATCCTGTAACTGGTGAGTATGTAATAAAGGTGCCCGAATGGATCATTTCGGAGTTTGGTTGGTTTGAGGGTACAGAGATCAATATGGAAGTAGATGGGGATAGTATCGTAGTCACAGAAATGTGATTGAACCCGAAGGGTGAGGTAACCGAACTGTAGAGTAGACAAACGTTCTATCTCATAGTATAATTACTATTGAATCGATTCAAATTCAAACTTGACTTAAGTTATGGCAAAAGGATTTACAGTAAAAGCAAAATCCCCTGTTAGTAAGAAACCTGCAGAGGCGGAATGGGATTATGCGAAAGCAAGAGAGATGGTCAAAGGAAAGACCGTTGTATTCTGTCTCCCAGGTCGCGGTGTTTCATACACCTATCTGAAGAACTTTGTGCAACTGTGTTTTGATCTAGTACAGAACGGAGCATCTATTCAGATCTCTCAAGATTATAGTTCTATGGTGAACTTTGCACGTTGTAAGTGTTTAGGTGCAAATGTTCTTCGTGGTCCTGATCAGAAACCTTGGGATGGTAAGTTGCAGTATGATTATCAGTTGTGGATTGATAGTGATATTGTATTCAACACTGAGAAGTTCTATCAATTGGTATTGATGGATAAGGATATTGCATCTGGTTGGTATTGTACTGAAGATGGTCAAACTACTTCTGTTGCACACTGGATGGATGAAGAAGATTTCCGTGGCAATGGTGGTGTTATGAATCACGAAACACTTGAAAGCATTGCAAAGCGTCGTAAACCATTCACTGTTGATTATGCAGGATTTGGTTGGTTGCTGATCAAGAATGGTGTATTTGAACACGAAGGTATGCCATATCCTTGGTTTGCTCCTAAGATGCAGGTCTTTGAATCTGGTGAAGTACAGGATATGTGTGGAGAGGATGTAAGTTTCTGTCTTGATGCAAAAGAGGCAGGATTTGAGATTTGGTGTGATCCTCGCATCCGCGTTGGTCACGAAAAAACTCGCGTTATCTGAGGATATGAAAGAGAAGTATACAATCCTCCTCAAGGGTAAAGTTCTTTATAAGGGGTTGACCAAGGAGGAATACTTTGATATTATGGAGGACCTTTCGATAGAGTATTATCAGAAAGGCACTCCAAGACCTCAAGATCTTAAAACAAACATCACTAAGTTCTAATTATTATGGCACGTTCAAAAGTCGGTCTCTCTGGTGAGAAAATGATCGAGTCAACCCCCAAGAAGACTCGTCAGGGGTTTGGCAAGAATACAAAATATGCCGCTACGTCTCGCAATAAAGCAAAGAAAGCATATCGCGGACAAGGTAAATAAGATTGAATGGGGTTTAACACCCCTCTTTTTTTTACTCGTATAAAAATGACTGAACCACAATCTGATTTCTTAGATAATCTTGCGGCAAAACAACACGAGAAATTAATTCGTGAAGTTACAGGGGATTACAAAAATACTGATGAAGAAGAAGGTCCACAAGACCTGGCAGAGTAAATAGTTACTCAGGGATAGTAACCCCTCAAAAAGTTCCGTTTTTAATCGAAAGGAGCACCAATGTCAAAGTATCACGTAGACCGTGACACAGAATATATGTACCGGATGTGGGGTACCACATCATTGATTACAGATTATTGGACCAAACCACATAAAACAAGTGATGCAGCAGAGGAATTAACAGAGGAAGAGCAAAATCAAGAGTAAGGGTATAAATAAATTCAGAAAAATGTACCATTTCAATGGCGTCTCGGAAGGTTTCCAGAGCATTTAAAGATATTAGTTTCTCCTTTGATCCACATCCTGTGACAAAGGACCTTCCTATATTGGCAAATGAACGTGCGATCATCAGATCAGTACGTAATTTAGTTGAAACCATTCCAACTGAACGCCCTTTTAGAAGCACATTAGGCTCCGACGTTCGTGGGAGCCTTTTTGAGTTTGTAGATATTGGTACTGCACTTGTTATTCAAGAGCAAATCAAGAATACAGTTGAACATTACGAACCAAGAATTGAAAATTTAAGGGTTGAGGTTGATCCAAGACCTGATTCTAATGCATTTAATTGTGATGTGTTCTTTGATATTGTTGGTTTAGACCTCCCAACACAAAATTTTACCTTTTTACTAGAGGCAACACGATAAACAATGCCTTATACTCAGTTTACTAACCTAGATTTCGACCAAATTAAGGCGGAAATTAAGTCATACCTTCGCGCAAATTCAAACTTTACTGATTTTGACTTTGAAGGATCTAATTTTTCAGTCTTAATTGACACGTTAGCATACAATACGTACATAAATGCGTTTAATGCTAACCTTGTCGTCAATGAATCCTTCCTGGATGGTGCGACAGTACGTGAAAACGTGGTGTCATTGGCACGAAATATCGGTTATACACCCCGTTCTAAGAGCGCGGCTAAGGCACATATCACGTTTAGTGTACCAACTGCCTCTACAAGCAAGACAATGACCCTTGTCAGGGGTTTGGTTGCGGTTGGACCTTATGATAATACAACATATCGCTTCTCAATTCCTGAAAATATTACTACAACCATCAAAAATGGTGTTGCAACCTTCGGAACAGCAGATAATCCTATAGAAGTATACCAAGGAACTGCTCTTTCAAGGTCATTTTTAGTTGATACCTCAATTGATCAGCGTTATATCATCGATAATCCTAATGTAGATGCCTCTACAATTAGAGTTTTCGTTGGAAATCCAGGTGCAACCAATACTGGAAGAGAATATAAGCAAATTGATAACATTTTACACATTGATAAAGCATCTGAAATCTTCTTATTGCAAGAAGTTGGTGATGAAAAGTATGAATTGCTGTTTGGTGATGGATATTTTGGTAGAAAACTTGAAAATGGATCAGAAATTTACGTTGACTACATCGTAACTGATGGTGAAGATGGAAATGGACCATCAGATTTCGATTTTCAAGGAAATTTAGTTGATGAAAAGGGAATTCGTATCACACCATCTGCTAATTTCTCCATAAACACCGTTCAGGGCGCTATAAATGGCGGTGAAATCGAGTCTGTCTCCTCTATTAAGTACTTTGCCCCAAGATTGTACTCAGCGCAGTACAGAGCGGTTACGTCAAGAGACTATGAGGCGATTATTTCTTCAATTTACACCAATACTGAGTCTGTTGCAGTGGTTGGTGGTGAAGAATTGACTCCACCTAAGTTTGGAACGGTTCAAATTAGTATCAAACCTAAGAATGGATCATATATTTCCGACTTTGATAAGCAAAATATTCTAAATCAACTGAAAAAGTACTCAATTGCTGGTATCAACCAACAAATTGTTGATCTGAAAGTACTTTATGTTGAACTTGATTCAACTGTTTACTATGACAACTCTAGAATATCGAATGCTAGTGATCTGAAGTCTAGAATTACTAATGCATTGAACATATATTCTAAAGATGTTGATATGAATCGCTTTGGTGGGCGATTTAAGTACAGTAAAGCACTACAATTGATTGATAGAGTTGATAATGCAATTACTTCTAATATCACGAAAGTAAAGATTAGAAGAGATATGAAGGCACTTGTAAATCAATTTGCACAATATGAAGTATGTTTTGGTAATAGATTCCATATTAATCCTGCGGGGTATAATATCAAGAGTACTGGATTCACCGTTAGTGGATCTACCGACACTGTCTTCTTTACTGATGTTCCAAATAAGGATGCAAATGGCAACTTAGATGGAAGTGGTAAGGGTGTACTCTCTGCTATTAGAAAAACGGATACAGATCAACTGCAGGTTGTTCTGAGAGGTGTTGGTACAGTTGATTATACCAAGGGAGAGATCTTAATTAATACAATTAATATTACTTCAACTTTAGCAGATAATAACATTATTGAAATTCAAGCATTCCCAGAATCGAATGATGTTGTAGGTCTTAAAGACCTTTATCTCACGTTGGATGTTTCCAATACTCAGATAAATACGATTAAAGATGTAATCGCATCTGGTGAGGATATTTCTGGTGTATCTTTTGCAAGAGATTACTATACTTCAAGTTACTCAAACGGAACCCTAGAGAGGAAATAAAATATGTCGCATTTTGAGAAGAGAGTTCAACTCAATAAGATTATTGAGAGTCAACTCCCTGAGTTTTTGGTTGCAGATTTTCCAAAAGCTGTTGAATTCTTCAAACAATATTATATCTCCCAAGAAAAGCAGGGAGGTAACATTGATCTTGTTGATAATTTAGATCGTTATATCAGAGTAGACAACCTTGTGCCAGAAGTCGTTGTCGGTAAGACAACTCTTTCTTCAGCAATCAGTGCATCTGATACAACAATTACTGTTCCATCAACTAAAGGATTTCCAGATGACTATGGTCTTCTGAAAATTGGTGATGAGATTATAACATATACAGCAAAAACTGCGACAACTTTTACTGGGTGTGTTCGTGGTTTTAGTGGTGTTACTGGTTATGATCCTGGTCTTGCCGCTATTGTAAATGATGTTAATAAGCAATCACTAATTTTTACTGAGACAACTGCTTCTCCACATAGTGCTGATGCAGAAATACAAAATCTCAGTGCTCTCTTTTTACAAGAGTTTTATGTAAAACTCAAGAGAACTTTTACTCCTGGTTTGGAGGATTATGATTTTGTTTCTGACCTTGATGTAGGAAACTTCATCAAATATGCTAGAAACTTATATCAATCAAAAGGTATTGAAGAGTCGATCAAAATCCTCTTCAAAGTTTTGTACGGTGTAGAAGCAACTGTCATTGATCTTGAATCAAGACTTGTAAAACCATCCTCTGCAGATTATATTAGAAGAGAGACTGTTGTTGTTGAAGCAATCTCTGGAGATCCTTTTGCCCTGGAAGGACAAACTATATTCAAATCCAATGATCTCAGAACTAATGCTTCCGTTTCTGATGTTGAGATCTTCACTAGAAATAACGAAACATTCTATAGACTTGGTCTGTTTGTTGGATACAATGACAGGGATCTGATTGAAGGTATATTCACTATCCCTGGTGCTTCCAGAGTTACTGAGACAGTATCTGTAGGATCTTCGATCATCAACGTTGATTCTACCATCGGTTTTGGACAGACTGGTACCGTTGTTGCTGGAAGCAGTCTGATTGATTATGAATCTAAGAGTATCAATCAGTTTTATGGTTGCAGCAATGTTGGTGCAGGCATCACAGCAGGCACTAGAATCCGCTCTAATGAGACTGTTTTTGGTTATGAGGGTGGAAATACCTCTAAGCGTGTAGATCTCCGTGTAACGGGAGTTCTGGCGGACTTCAAACCTCTTGGAAAACTTTCTCTTCTTGAAGAAGGTGAAGAGATTGAAGTAAGAAACGTTGGTGAAGTAATTACTAATCCAACAAGCGATAGATCTTATAAACAAATTTTTGCAAATTCCTGGATTTATAATACAAGTTCAACATATGATATTGAAAATATTAATGGTTCAATCTTCACTCTGAAGAGTGATATTGACAAGTCAAGTCTTAAAGTTGCAGATACTGTTGATATTCTAAATGGTGATTTTGTTGTTGGTGCTGCAGCAACAGTTGTTTCTATCAATGAACCAACAAGAGAAGTTGTCCTTGGTAATATTGTAGGATTTGCTGCTTCTATTGGTGTTGATTATAGTATTCGTAGAAAATTTGAAAAGGCAGAAAGTGTTGGTGTTGCACTATCACTTGGCAATGATACGTACATTGCAGATGTACTTAATGTTTACACTGATGAAAGAGATGAGTTTGGATATGTTGCTTCCAACTCTTTACCATCGTATCAGATCCAAGATCACATTCGTGAGCATACTGCTGTAAATGTTGGTGGATTTAATTCTAGAAATAATTATTCTACACTGATTTCTCCAGTTAATTATGATTTTAGAGATGGTGATGAGGTAGTATATACTTCTTCTACTCCCATTTCTGGATTGGTTTCTGGAGCATCTTACTTTGTGACAGTTGGTGATGGTGTGTCATTACCAAAAAATGAGATGCGTTTGTTTAGTTCTAGGGCACTCTTAGGAGAAACTGCAAATGCTACACAACTTGGACCGTATGTTCAAGGAGTTCATACCTTCACACTCAGAAGACACGAAGATAGAGTTCTTTCACCAAATCAGATTCTTAGAAAGTTTAGTTTGAAAACTTCACTTTCTGATGTCAAGAGTGAAAAGAGACCTCTTGGATCTATCGGTATTTTAATTGATGGTGTTGAAATCTCCAGTCCAGAGTCTAGAGACAAAGTCTATTCTGGACCAATTGATGAATTTGAAGTTCTCAATGGTGGTAAAGATTATGATGTAATCAATCCTCCAAAAATCACTATTGGTAATCCAGTTGGTTCAGCAAATACAACTGCTTTAGTTGAAGCAGTAGTTGTTGGTGATGTAAAACAGGTATTGGTTGATCCACAGGACTTTGATATTGAATCAATTGAAGGTGTTTCTCTTACTGGTGGTAATGGATCTGGTTGTCAATTGGAACCAGTTCTGGGAGATAGATTCCGAGAAATGGAATTTGATAGTCGTGCCCGTGCTCTTGGTGGTGGTGTAGATATTGATTTTGAAACTATTAACTTCACCAAACCACATAATCTTGCTAATGGACAACATATTATCTACAATCAAAATGGACATGATCCAATCTCAATTGGCGTATTTGGTGACCCCGCACAAGCTATCACAGGAACTCTTGTAAGTGGTGATGAGTATGTTGCCAGATTTGTTAATACTTCAGCAATCACACTTCACAAGAACGATGCAGATGCTGCTGCAGGTATTAATACAATTGGTTTCTCTACAGCAACTGCTGCCAGCGGTATTCACAAATTTAGAACACTTTCTAAGAAGAATTTAAGAGAAGTAAGAGTTCTTAATTCTGGATCTGGTTATTCTCATAGAAAGTTAAGAGTCAATCCAGTTGGTGTATCCACAGAATACAATACAATTACCTTTAAGAATCACGGATTTAAGACTGGTGAGATTGTTGATTACTCAACTGATGGAACTGCAATTGCAGGTCTTGATGTTGATAACAGATACTCAATTCTCAAACTTGATGATAATCGTTTCCGTTTGATTGATGTTGGCATTGGTGGAACTATCACAACAGATCTTACAAGGTCAAAAACAGTTGATATTACTAGCACAGGTGTTGGGACACAAGTATTTCAATATCCACCAATCACTGTAGATGTGAATGTTTCTTATGGTTCCACACTTGGTGGATCATTTACATTTACACCAATCGTTACAGGTGAGATTGAATCTGCTTATCTTTATGAAAAAGGAACTGGTTACGGATCAAATACTTTAAATCTGCATAAGAAACCTTTAATTTCCCTCTCTCAAGGTAAGAATGCACAAGTATCACCAATCATATCCAATGGTAGAATTATTGATGTTCAGATTTTAAACAAGGGTGAAGGATATAGATCTGTTCCAACAATCACTACAGAAGGTGATGGAACTGGCGCAGTTTTGAGACCTGTTCTGGGTGGTACTAATAACGAACAACTACAAGATGTTGTCGTTATTAATGGTGGTATTGGATATAGTGACTTCAAAACTAGATTATATGTAAATCCAAGAGGATCAGGTGCTAAGTTTGATGTAAGAGTTAGAAGTCTTACTGTCAATGATGCAGAAAGATTTGGAGAGTATTCCAAGAACAGACAGGAAAAAATATTCTCAAATCTTTCTACAGATGAGACTAATGATGTTCTTGTTTATTCAATGTATGGATATTCAAGTGATCTTGCAGTTAAGTTTGGAGATCTTGGTGGTAACCACTCACCAATTATTGGTTGGGCATATGATGGTAATCCAATCTATGGTCCATACGGATATTCCACAAGAGATGATGTTCAATCGGGTGTTAGACTTCTGAAATCTGGATATTCTCTTAATAAGGATGCAATCGAGAATAGACCTGCAGTTTCAGACTTCCCCGAAGGATTCTTCATTGAAGATTATCAATATACTGATGATGGCGATCTTGATAGGCATAATGGAAGATTCTGTAAAACCACAGAATTCCCTAATGGTGTTTATGCATATTTTGTTGGTGTTTCAACTTCTGGTAATGCTGTTCAACCAGCATATCCATATTTTGTTGGAAATGATTTCAGATCAAGAGTTATCGAAGAAAATTTCACTTTAGATCAGAAGTTTGATTTTAATAATTCAGATCTTGTACGTAACACATTCCCATATAAGGTAAATGATTCCAATGCAGATTATGATTTCATCAATGAATCATATGAGTCATTCCCACAAATTGCCAGAATTGATTCTGTAACACAGGGAGATGTTGATGATGTACTGGTAACAGATGGTGGTACGGGTTACAGAATTGGAGATCGAGTTAATTTTGATCAAACAGATACTGAGGGTATGGGTCTCAGGGCAGAAGTATCTGAAATTGTAGGTGTTGATATTGAAAAGATTGATACAACATTAGAAACTTATGAGAGTGTTGTATTTGAATGGGATACTGATAGACAAGTTTCAGGTTATTTTAGAGATGGATTTGATGACTTCAACAACACAGATGTTGTTTTAGTATCTGGTCTTTCAACAGCAGTTACATACTTGGCGGATTCCCATAAGATTGGATTCTCCACAGAAACTGTTGGTCTTGCTAAGACGATGACCACGTTTAGTGGTGCAACTCCTCAAGTTGGTGTATTTGAAGATATTCTTGTAGATAATATTCCGACTGTTTCTGTTGGTAATACAATAACAATTTTCTCCGATCTTGGAACGGAAAATGTTAGAGTTTTGAATAACTTTAATAATGGCGTTCTGAGAGTTCAAAGATTTGGTGCAGCACCAACATTTAATACAGGCGTTGCACACTCCACTGGAAGTCAAGTTAATGTTATTAGTGATAGAATTAAACTCCCTGTTAGAACTAAGAAATTTACTTCTGAACGCGATGATCTTTATTACTTCAACCCAACTGAAGCAGTTGGTGTTGGAATTACTGATGGTGGTGCTGTTTCTAGAAGAATTGAAGTTGGAGATACTGTAACAAATGTATCGATTCCAACGAGAACAATTTACTTGCCAAATCACTCATTCAAAACAGGACAAAAAGTAACATTATCGAAGGGTGCTGGTAATCCAAGTTCTTTCACCGTTGGAATGAATAATGTAAATGCAAATACATTTTTCATCCCAGATCCTACTACTAAAGAAACTGACCTTTATGTAATTAACAAGGGAAGAAATTATATTGGTCTTGTAACTGAAACTGTGGGTGCTGTTGGAGTTGGTACCACTTCTGAAGGTTTGTTCTTCTATAATGTTGGTAATGCTGCCGATAGAGCAGACTACTTAATTAAGACAAACAAAAAGCAAGTAACTGGAGATGTAAGTAGGATTACAACTTTGGTAAGTTGTGCAGAAACACACGGTCTCAGTAGAAATGATACGATCAAATTGAACGTTTTACCAAATACGATTGTTGGTGTTGGCACTACTGCCGCTTTGAGACTGGCACTTAATCTTGATGAGAAGAAGATTCTGGTTAATCCAACAGGAGTTCTTGCGGCAAATATTAACGTAAGCAGGAATCAGATCACATTAACAGATCATGGTTACAACACCGGTGATAAGATTTACTATACAGGTAACTCTAGTCTTGATGATGGCGATTACTTTGTGATTCGCGATTCTCTGAATACTTTCCGTCTTGCAGAAACGATTTATGAATCAAATCCTGCAACTGAAAAAGAAATCAACATTATAAGTAATGGATCTGGAACTCACACATTTGCTCTTGTAAATCCAAAAATTGATGTTGTTAGAAATTCTGACCTTCAATTCAACCTGCAAGATCCATCACTCTTTGGATATCAGTTAAGAGTTTTTAGAGAAAAGGAGTTTTCTAACGAATTTGTTAGTGTTTCAGATGATGCCAACTTTAACGTTGTTAGCACAGGTTCTACCATTGGTATTGGTACTTTAGGAGAATCTGCATTGACTCTTAGATACTCTAAGAATATCCCATCCAGATTATTCTACACCTTGGAAAAATCTGGATATATTAGCACAGCAGATGCTAGTGTAATTGATTACTCTCAAATTAATTACATCAATAGTGAGTACAATGGAGACTATAAAGTATTCGGTGTTACTGGAGTAGGAAATACCACAACATTTAAGATTTCCCCAGTTAAAATTCCTTCAGTTCTCACATACGATCAATCGATGTGTGACAAACTTGATTTTAATACTAAGTCTACATCGGCAATTAGTGGATCTATTGCAAAAGTAAAAATCACTTCTAAGGGATTCAATTTTGAAAAACTTCCCAAGTTTACCGATGTAACTTCTGTAAACGGTGTTAATGCTAACATTACCTTAAAATCCAATTCTATCGGTCAACCTAAAAAAGTAAGATTCAAGGATATTGGATATGACTATGCATCAGATAAGACACTCAGACCCCAAGCATTTGTTCCACCCGTTATTAATGTAGATAACCTTGATACCGTAAAGGATTTTGATATTGTTTCTGCAGGATCAAGATATCTTAGAGATCCAAATGTCCTTCTGATCAATGATACTACAAAAGAAATCATCGATACTGATTCTCTGTTAGCAAAAGCACCTAATGGTGCAATTGCTGAGATTCAGCAGTTAGCACCTCTGTTTGGATTACAATCAGAACCACATAAACTTGTTTTTATCGATAACTCTAACGGTGTTGGTATTTCCACTATGACTGGAGATGGTATTAGTGGTATTGCTACTTGTACCCTGATTACACCAGTTCTTGGTTTTATTGAACCACAGTTTGAAGTTGGTGATGAAATTTTCGTAGAAAAGATTGAACTTGAAGGATCTGGTGATGGATATAACTCCGAAGCATATGATTATCGTTTCTTCAAGGTTACGGATTATGATAATACAAGTCCAGCAAAATTAGAGTTCAAAGTTGTAGATGATGCTGGAGTTGGATTGTCGACCAATGTTGGTATTGCAAAGACGGTTCAATCTGGATATGCAACAATTATCAACAAAAAGTATTACCCTGATGTTAAAATTGTTCAAGAAAGAGCGAAGTTTTTCCAGAATGAACAATTATATGTAAATACCACAGGTGCATCTTATGTTGAAGAAGATGTATTTGTAACCTTAATTAGAGATGACTATATTAAGGTAAAAGGCAAGTTTGATCTTAATCCAGGTGACAAAATTAAGGGTGTGGTCAGTGGTGTAGAGGCGGATGTAACTTCTGTTGTTAGAAACAAAGGATACTTCACAGTCGACTATTCTTCCAAACAAGACATTGGATGGAGAGATGATGTTGGAAAGATCAGTGAAGATTATCAAGTTATCCCAAATAATGATTATTACCAGAATCTTTCTTATTCTGTTAAGAGTCCAATAACTTGGGATGATCAAACAGGACCTGTGAACAGTGTCATTCACCCTGCAGGTCTTAAGAACTTCGCTGATGTTGGTATAACATCTACTGCATCTTCTAAAGCAGGATTGGGTGGTACAACTACCAGTATTGCAATCTTAGATGTTGTCAACGAAAGAAGAGTTGATATTATCAATAACTTTGATAATGCTGTTGATTATGACGTTAGAACTTCAACAACTTCAAACTTTGACCAATCTAAGTTCCTGAAGATTCAAAATAGAAAACTTGACGATTATATTGAGTGTAGAACCAATAGAGTTCTGATTCACGATGACATCAGCGATAAATTCTCTAGCAGAGGATTCAAGGATACATTCATTGAATTGGATGTTATTGACTTTGCCGATAGTTATGTTGGATATGTTATTCAAATTGTTGATGCAGAAACAAAAGATGTTCAGTTAAGTGAACTTGTATATCAGTCAACAACATTAGATTCGTTCCTATTTGAGAAGTATACAAACTTCACCAAAGAAAAACTTGGAGACTTTACAACTAATATTGAAACTGATGGAAGAAAGACTCTAATCTTTACTCCAACTGATCCATTTGAGAGGGATCACGATATTAAGATTCTGAAGAGAACTTATCTCTATTCCGCACTTGCGGGTGGTGGAGTTGGTATTGGAACCACTACATTTGGTAGTATCGATCTTGTTGGATCATTTGTTTCTGGTATTGGTAGTGTAGGAACTGCGTCTAGCATCAAGACATTGGTTGAGTTCCCAACTTCAGATTTTACTGGAATGTATGCCAAAGTTGAAATTGGTGATAGATTCTCCACTGATCTTAATTATGTTGAAGCATTTATTGACTTTGATGGAACAGATACATTCTTGAGTGAATATTACTTCGATAATCAATCACTTTCTTACAGTGCATCCAAAACTGGCATACTCTCTGCAGTTTATGATGCAAACGCTGGTATCGTTTCACTAACCGCACAGAACATTGGTGTTTCCTCCTCAGTCGGTCTTTACGATGTTCGCTCTACAGTTGTTGGATTTGGTTCTACAACCTCTGGTATTGGCACCTATAGGTATCTGGTGAGCAATCAACCTGCAGGCACTGAGAAGAGTGTAAGATTGGAATCAACATATGCAACTGGTACTGGTCCAGTAAGAGTTGGCACTTTCGATCTTGCAACTGTTGCATCATCTAATTCGGTTGTTCGTGTTGCTGCAGGTCATACTTCTGCTATTCATCAGGTTTCAATTCTTTCCAATACATTACAAACCACAGTAACTCCTGGTCCATTCATCGGTGTTCGTAATAATACTGGTCTTGGAACATTTGGTGGAGAGATTGATGGATCTAATTATTATCTGAACTTCTACCCAGATTCTCCATATAATGTAACCGTACAGGGATATAATGAGGTATTCTATACTGAGCAGGACTTTGATAATACTCCTTTACCAAATACATACGGTCCTGCTCAAGGGGAAGTAATATATGATGCGTATGATGGTCTTAACGGATTGAGAGCGAACAGAACTAAGTTCCCACTTAGACATGACGGTAAACCAATCTATGTTAAATCATTTGTACCAACTGATACTACTCAAGTCGATTATGCAACAGGTATCATTACTCTCCGTGACCACTTCTTCAACACTGGTGAAGAGCTGATCTATACTCCAAAATCAACTTTTGTTGGTATTGGATCCACTGCAATGGGTATTGGATCTACTGAAAGTTACACTGGTGTCGTTACTGATAGACTTCCAGATAGAGTTTATCCTATTGCACTTACACCAGACACCTTTAAGTTGGCAACAAGAAGAGAGTATGCTAATGAAGGAATTGGAGTAACATTTACCGATGCAGGGTTGGGTAATATTCACGAGTTGGAATTTACCAAGAAACTTTCCAAGACTGTTATCTCCCTTGATGGTATTGTACAGCAACCAATTGCTTTTACACCAATCAATCATAGTTTGGCATTTAACAATGGTGGAATTTCTGTTGGCATCAACACCTTCAATCTCTCTGGTATTAGTTCACTGCAACCAAGAGATGTTCTGAAAATTGATGATGAATATATGAAGGTTGTTGAAGTTGGATTCAGCACTAACGTAAATGGAGCACTTCTTGGACCTATTAACGGAATTATTGCTGCTGGAACTGCTGCAACACACCCAACAGTTGCTGTTCAAAGAGGTGTCTTAGGTTCTACTAAGGCAACACACTCTGATGGTGCAGAGGCGAGAATCTATAGAGGAGCACTCAATATTGTTGGCAACGATGTACACTTCATCGATCCACCCAAAGGAAATACAAGAGCAGCAAGAAATGAATCCAATCTCCCATATGTGAAGGCAGAATTCTCTGGAAGAACTTTCTTGAGATCAAATTATGAAAAGAATATGCTATTCGATGATATTTCAGATAGTTTCACTGGTGTTGGTAAGACTTATACACTCACAACATCTGGTCTGAATACAACTGGTGTTGGTATTGGTAGTGGGATTCTGTTTATAAACGGAGTATTCCAGACACCATCAACACTCAATAATTCTGGTAATAACTATGAGTTTGATCAAGATACTGTTGCAGGAATTTCCAGTGTAGTATTCACAGGTATTACATCAGTTGATGGATCATATATTCAATCAGAATCTGATATTAACCAAAATCAATTACCAAGAGGTGGTCAAATTGTATCTCTGGGTTCAACACCTGGTCTTGGATATGCACCTTTGGTTGGTGCCAAATTTATTGCAGAAACAAATTCATCTGGTGCAATCACAGGTGTTGTTGGTGTAAACACATTCATTAATCCAGTTGCAATTACAACTGCTAATTATGATAAGGTAAGTGGTATTCTTGAGATTGAAACCACAGATTCTCATTACCTCAAGGGTGGAGATAGAGTTAGATTGGTTGGTTTACACTTTACTTGTACACCAGCATACAGTGGTGTAACCACAACCATCTTCCCAGATCATAACAGATCACTTGATATTGAAAATATTATTGATTCTACGAAACTGAATGTTCAGGTCGGTCCTAGCACCATTACTCATCACTATCTCAAGGGTGGAGATGTATTCCAACACTTTGATCTGAACATTGGTTCTGGATACAGACATCCAGTTTCAATTGGTGTGACTGATCTTGCATTCGTTCACAAGTTTGTTCGTGCTGTTTCCGACAGTGTTTCATCTAAGAGAGCAATCGGTATTGATATAACAGCACCAAACAATACTGTTTACAATGCAACAGGTAATGATAGAACTGGAGATGTTTCAGGTAACAACCAAACAATTACAGTTGCTGTTGGCGATACCTTAACATTCAATCTAAATTATGCTGCTGGACAGCATCCATTCCACATTAGAGATAGTGCCGGTGGTTCTGATGTATCTTCACCTGCTGCCACTAATAATGGTGCTCTTGGTGGAAGTACAGTCATCTGGACACCAAATACTCCAGGATCTTATGTTTATCAGTGTGATAGTCATCCAGCTATGGTTGGTACTATTACTGTTACTGCTGCTGCAACTCATACACCATCCAAAGCAAACTACACTTCTAGAACTGGTGTTCTGAGACTTACTGTTGCTAATCATGGATTAACATCTAGTGATACAATCAGAATTGCTGATGATGGTTTGATCTTTACTTGTGATGAGGATCAACACTTTACTGAACAACCATATCCAAGATCAACTGATCCAGCATCTGGTCAAGATCTTACAATTACTTCAGTTACTACAAATACCATTACCGTGAATGTTGGTTCTGGTGGTGGAGCAGGGACTGGAGCGGTAATTGATGCAGTTGTTGGTGCTGGTGGAACACTTGCATTAAGTGTAACATCTGCTGGAACTGGATATAAGAATCCAAGAATTGTGATTCCTGAACCAGTTTATGAGAATATGGAAGTTGTTGGTGTTTCTAGACTTGGTGTTGGTGCTACAACAGAAACTGGAAGAAATATTCTTCTCAATCTGACTATTGCACAAACAACTGAAAAGGCACTTGGTGATAGATTCTTTGATGCTGCAAATCTGATTGAAGCAAATACTGCATTGATTGCTGATATTGCTTACGGAAGAATGTTAGCACAGTTCCCATCATATACTCCACCAGCAGGAACTAATGGTCAAGATTGTAAGGATGATATTGTTGATGTTCTTGAGTCTGTTGCATACAATCTTAAGTATGGTGGAAATGATTACACTGTAGATGCAGCAAATCTCTACATCACTGGAGCACACGTTTCTGGTGAAGAACAAGAAACTGCATATGCCTTTAATCAGGCAAGAGATTTGGCAGTTCAGGCAATGAGAAATGAGGCGATGACCATTGGTGGTTATAGCACCAGAACTCAAGTATTTGATCTCTCAGTCACTTACGACACCACAAAACACAGACCAACAAATGTTGCGTATACTGCTTCTTCTGGTATCACTACAATTACTGTTCCAAATCACGGATTCTCAAATGGTGATCAGATTAAACTGAGAACTAATTCTATCGTATTCAAGTGTGATAAAGATAATTATGCAACTGAGCATAGATATCCTCGCGCAACAGATCCAGCTGCAGATACTTTCTTGTCTATCAGCAACGTAACTACAAATACGTTCAGAGTTAATGTTGGAGCATCTCCAGTTGGTGAACAATATAATCACGTATTTGTAAGTGCTGAACTTGCTTCTGTTGAGCGTAAGTTGTCTTCTACAACTACACCTGCACAGTGTGCAAATGTCCAATCTGCAATTCATACATTGGTTGGTATTGTTACTACCGCAGTGGTTTCTTCTACAATTCCTTCGAGAACAGTTGCACCTGGTGCTCAATACAGTGTTGATTCATTCAAACTTGTTAGAAATGGATATGATTTCCGCCCAGGAGATGTTGTTAAAGTTGTTGGTCTTGTAACAGCAAAAGACTTTGCACAACCAACATCTGAGTTCCAAATTGAAATTACACAAACTTTCAATGATTTCTTCTCTGCCTGGTCTTTTGGTGAGATGGATTATATTGATAGTGTTGCTGGATTCCAAAATGGAACGAGAAAGAGATTCCCAATTTATTATATTGGTGAACTTCTAAGTTTTGAATTGGATACAAATTCACCACTTTCAGCAGCAATTGATCTTGATGCAGTTCTTGTTATCTTTGTAAATGGTGTTCTTCAAACACCTGGAAAAGCTTATACTTTCACTGGAGGTTCTTCCTTCATCTTTACTGAAGCACCACAACCTCAAGATAAGGTTGATATTTTCTTCTATGTTGGGCAAGATGGTGTTGATGTTACTAAGATTGAAGTTAAAGAAACAATCAAGAAAGGTGATGACATCTTTATGAACAGACATCCCGTGTTTACAGATGCTGTTAGAGATCTTTATGATAGGCAACTTCGTAATAGAACAATCTCTGATATTTTGGGATCTGATCTTATTGAAACTGATATCTACACTGGTCCTGGAATCAATGATATTGACTTCAGACCATTTGATTGGACTAAACAAAAAGTTGATAAGTTTGTAAAGGGTGATCTTGTTTCTAAGTCGAGAGATATTCTTGAAGCAAGGATCTTCCCAACAGCAAAGATTATTGGTGATGTAACACCAACTTCATCTCAAATCTTTGTTGATAATATCCAATTCTTCAATTATGAAGAAGAAGTTTATACTCACCCATCTTTCAGTAATCTTTTTGATTCCCTTGATGCAGTAATTATCGATAGTACAGAACCTGTTGCCGCTGGATTTACTGCTACTGTCTCTGCTGGAGGAACAATAACTGACATAACAGTTACTAATCCAGGTGCAGGATATACTGCATCTCTTCCAGTTAAATTCTCCGCACCCAAGACTATTGGTGTTGGAATCGGAACCACTGCAACTGGAACTGCTGTTGTTGGTGCTGGTGGTACTATTGCATCAGTTACTATCACAAATCCAGGTCTTGGATATTCTCAAACAAATCCACCACACGCAATCATTGAAGTTGCTGGTCCTGTTAAGGAAGAAATTAAAAAAGCAACAAATATTCAGGGATTCTCTGGTATCATCACTGGTATTTCAACAACAACAGGAACTGGTGGACATCCACTTGCACTGAAGATTAACTTCCGCGCACTTAAGGATTATACTGTTGGTGGTGAAGCACAACTCGCTTCTGATGCACTTGATTTGGTTGCTGGATATCCAATAGTTGTTTATGACACTAAAGTTGGAACTGGTGTAACTTCAGTATTTGGTAATAATAATGATGTTGTTGCTATCGGCAACACATTCCTTGATAATGTTTATGTTGTAAGTCAGAAAACTTTTGAAAATGGACCCGATGCCGAACTCCTTTTGAATATTCATACTGATAGTCCTGTTGTTGGTATTGCAACCACAGGTTCATTTGAAGATACTCAGGCGGGTGCGGCAACAACTGCTCTTGGATACCTTTCTTGGGGTAGGATATATAATTATGATGTACGAGAATCTGGTGTTTCTATTGGTGTAACTGGACTAACTGTTGATGCAGGATTATCTACTTTCCCTGTTCTTCAAAGAAGAGGAAATCTTGGATTTGATAAAACTGGTGCAATTAGATCCAACAAACCAATCGTTAATTCTGCAGATATAGTTGCAGATAATCAACTCCCATTCTATGGGCAGTGATACCTTTCGTTATAATCTATAAATATATAAAAAACGATAACGATGTCAGCGATTGTTACTGATCAATTTAGAATTCTTAATGCCAGTAATTTTGTGGACTCTATTGAGTCCAACTCTTATTACATTACTCTTGGTTTGGCAAATCCAGTGGCTGCTGGATACGGTAGAACCAGCGATTGGAATACTAATCCACCTTCACCAACAGATAATCTTTCGTATGCTGGGCATACGGGAGATACAGTTCTGTTTGGAAAGAAAATCACCTCTGCAAATATCAGAAGGATTGTTAGGAGGATTAACTGGACGGCGGGTACTAAGTATGAAATCTATAGAGATGATTATAGTGTTCAGAATAGAGCACCAATATCAAACGCTGCCCGATTATATGATGCAAACTACTATGTAATGAACTCTGATTATAGAGTTTATATTTGCATAGAAAACGGTTCAAGCGGAACTAATCCAAAAGGAAACGTTTCCCAAGATGAACCAACATTCACTGATTTGGAACCATCCAGAGCAGGCACTAGTGGAGATGGTTATATTTGGAAGTATCTTTTTACTATTAGTCCTAGTGATATCATTAAATTTGATTCTACAGATTATATCACAGTTCCTAACAACTGGGATACATCATCAGATGCTCAAATTAGAGCAATGAGGGAATCTGGAGATTCTACTGTTAATGAGAATCAAATCAAAACAGTTTACATTGCTGATGCTGGAAGCAACTATGCTAACGGTCTTGGGCAAGAGTTGAATATTATCGGTGATGGCACTGGTGGAAAGGTTAGAGTTGATGTTGAAGGTGGAAAAATTACAAATACAGTTGTAGTTTCTGGTGGTAGAGATTATAGTTATGCACTTGTTGATCTTGGGTCAATTAACTCAAATAGCACTGGTACACCTGCACATTTAATTCCTATTATTCCCCCATCTAAGGGTCATGGGCACGATATCTACAAAGAACTTGGAACTGATAGAGTTCTAGTTTACGCTAGATTTGATGATTCCACAAAAGATTTCCCAGTAGATACAAGTTTTGCTCAGGTATCAATTGTAAAGAATCCAACTGCTGTTGGGACTTCAAATACCTTTACTGATAACAACTTTAATGGGTTATCTGCATTCAAATTCAATACCATTACAGGAACTCCTAAAGTTGGTGAAAAAATTGAGCAAACTGTTCAAAATGGTACTGCAAAAGCATTTGGATATGTTGCTTCATTTGATACAGAAACTAAAGTTCTTAAGTATTTTACTGATAGATCTTTGTTCTATAATCAAACCACAAAAGATCAGCAAGATTATACTGGCATTTCTACAAATGGCAGACCATATGCTTTTGAATCTTCATCCAATCTGATTAGTGGTCAAACATCAGCATTTACCGGAGCGATTGACACTGCATTTGCAGGAATTGCTACAAATCCAACTGGAGTTAAGCAAATCAATCTGGGTGTAAGTTTCACAGCAGGGATGGCAGTTCCTGAAATAAATAAAGGATCAGGGGAAGTTATCTACCTTGACAACAGAGCTAGCATTGCTA